GCTTTAGTGGGAGTTTTAGCTTTGGGTTTCGCCGCAGCCGTCGTGCCTTCTGTTTTGAACCTGATGGGTTTAGAAAGCACTGATGCAGACGAGCGCTCTTGCAAAATACGAAGTGAGCGTCCGACTTCACTGTTAGCACCTGCAATTTCGCGTGTAGTGTTGTAGAAGTTCTCCAGCGCAATCCTGGCTTCCTCATGTGCTATCACATCGTGTGGTCGCGCATCGAGAAGCTCAGACATCCTGGCAAGTCTCTTGCCCATGCCGCGCATTACCATATCACTGGCGAGGAGCCACGCATGAAGGTCTTCAGTCGTTCTTAACTTTGCCCTGATGACGGCAGGAGCTTCACGCTCCGTCAGGCCACCAATAGCTTCGCGGGCAATGCGGATAGATTCTTCCACAGGTACGCCACCAGGGCGACCCTGTGCTTCATCCATCGCAGAACGAAATTGTTTCGAGATGGCTTCAATCTGCGCCATCACTTCGGGCTGCGAGGCGTAATACGACAGATTGAAATTGGCTGTCTCTGCACGCGCAGCAATTTCTTCCGGCGTGTTGACAGCAAACAAGTCTTTTGCAAACTGTTGATGTTGAGCAAGTTCTGCTGAAGAAACACCGCCGTTGGTCCGAATACGAGCATCGAGTGCGTCGTTCATCACAGCAGCCTGTGTTTCCAATTCTGCACGACTAGTAGACTTGACGCCGCTCTCGTTGAGAAAATTCTGAGCAACCTTAGAATCGGTAGTCGCCACTTCGCGATGCCGAGCCATGATTTCATCAGGGGTTATAGTACGAGCAGGAGCGCCTTCAACTGGCCGTCCGCCACCGTTTGCTGGCTCAGTGAGCAAGTCAGTGTATTGCTGCTTTAGCTTGCCCACCTCAGCAAGCCGCGCCGTTTGTTCTGGGGTGCGCTGCGCTGCGGGAATGAGCGAAAGATCACGCGCCTCATTACCAAGGGCATCGAACTCTGCAAGCCGACGCGCTTCTGCTCTGCCAAGACCAGCAACAATCGGAGACTTGGGATTGACACCAAGAGCGAAGTGACCATCTCCTGTCGGATTAACAGTGACGTGCTGACCTTCAGCAACATGCTGTCCTTCAGTAAACCGCTCCATAACACGCCGGGATTGATCGACAACTTCTTGCTGTGCAGCCCGAGCTTCAGCAGATAAACCGGACTCAAGAGCTAAAACTCGATTGGCACGTATCCAACGAACACTAGAAATGAGCCCGTCGAGCACGGCACCAGAAATAGCCCCAGCCGCTGACCGTTTGATGCGGGCAACTAAAGCGCCATCATCTCCTTTTACGCTAAGGAGTTTTCCGAGTAGTCCTACACCTGTCCAGTTGGGAGCACGAGCAACAAGTTCAGCAAGCTGCGCTTCGTAGGGATTGAAAGCGATAGCGTCAGAAAGAGCCCCTCTCACTATGATACCAGGACCACCAGCACCTCCGCCTGTGAGTACCATTCCAGCAACGAACTGCGTAGCGCTTTCAGTGAAACTGGCGAGAGGATCGTCACTACGTTTGCCGTAAGCAGCGAGCATCTCGTCTTCTGTTACAATGTCTGTGTTCTCATCGGCCATGAAGCCGCGCGCCCCACCCGCTTCATCATAAGCAGCGTTGAATCCCGGCTGAATAAATTCACCAATGTTTAGACCTCCCGGTCTTGAACCAGGAACACTGGCATGGCGACTGACGAATGAGCCGAACTCAAAGGCAGCGCGGGAAATACTGTTTGCTGCGCCTGCGAGACCACGACCTACGGCGTGCTTAATCTCAGCTGAGCGTGCGGTTCCTTCAGCACCAAAGAGCAGCCGGTGCCAGAAGCCGTGAATCGGCGTCGTGGGCGACTGCTGCTGATCGGTCTGTGGAGTTGAAGCACTATCGCTCTGAAAAGACTGCATCAACGCCGCGTTGTAATCTTCAGGTGATGCTTGCGACCAGTCGGTGACTGGCTGTTGCCGTTTCGGAGGCGCACCTCCGGTGGGCTGTTGAATCGGATTGCTCACTGGTGTCCTTCAAAGCCCCGCAGGGCGTTAGTTAGGAATTGAATCAGGCGGAATGAAGATTGGGATTAACTTCCGCTGTTGCTGTATGAATGCTGCAACAGCTTCTTTCGTCGGCGGAATGCCTGCGTATTGAAGAATTGAAAGAGCCTGTGGTGAAAACGCGCCACGCCGCCCCTGACCAATTTGTTCAATTTCCGCTTCTAAGAATCGAATATTACTGATGTCAGTGACTAGCTGTTTTGCTGGATCAGGACGTTGCGGGCCATTCATGTTGGCTTCGGGAAGCTTATCGAACTCTTGAATCGTTCTTGATTCTGACTTGGCCCGGAATACCTCAATTCGCGCATCGTGAACCCATTGAAGCGCTTCTGTGTTTGAAGCATCCTTACCAGGACCGTTGCGCCACTGAGTGTATCGCATGGAAAACTCATCTACTGCTTCCTCAGCACGTTGCGCCATGATCGGGTTATCCCCGATGCCACCAAATTCCACTTGAAACATTCTGCGAATCTGGCTTCGACCTTCTTTGTATAGCGGGTCATTGACGAAACGGTTAGTGCCGCCAGTGGTATCGCGCTGAATGATTTCATTCACCAGCCCGCGATAGGTCGTGACGCTGATGCCTCGATCGGCGAGAAGCGCAGATGCATCTTCCAAGCTCGTGGCGTGCTCCCCTTCATTAGGAGTGTAGACACGCCGAAATGCGCTGGCGACTTGAAGAGGATCGTCAGTGAGCGTCCTGTCGCTCCAAGCATCTTGAAGCTGATGAAGAAGCGGTACCTTCTCAGGAGCTACAGCAGTCATTGCTGCACGCAACGCCTTGAGATCAACGCTATGCGGATCGCGAGACTGATCGAGCGCCGCCACCGCTTGTCCAATGATGGTGTCTACTTCCCCCTGCTTCGCACGCTGCTGTGCCTCGTAATTGCGGCTGTTCTGCGCCTGATTGTCTGACGCAATTTCATTCTGTGCATCTTCAATCGCTTTTGCACCGTAGCGAGTGTTACTAAGGAATGGGCGATTGCCACGATTGTCGGCTTTGCCACCACGAGTGTGTTCAAGGATGTGCAAGATTGAATCATCGTTATACAGTTTGGCAGCAGCAACGACAGCATCAATTGTCATCTGATTGACAAGATCGCCACCCATGCCACGGGCAACGGCAGCGTCATTGAGGCCAGTGATACTCGCGCCCATTGCCGTAACATCGACAGGACGACCCTGCTCGACGAGTATGCTATTCAGTACTTCAGCGAAGTGACCATCGCCTGCGAATCGAACGACACGACCAGCAAGCTGTGCAGCGAATTGCCGCTGCTGATCTGCAAGGTAGGCATCGGTCTTTGAACCGAAGCCCTGCTCGAAGTGAGCGTCACGATCCTCTTCGTTGAGATTTGTTTCTTGCCACTGCTGAGTGAACTTTTGTGCGAATGCATCAAAGTCAGCAGGGTCGGTAGTAGTCTGTAGCGTCTCATCCTGAGCCGCAGCGACCATCATCTCAAAGTTCATCCTGTCAGCAGCGAGACGACCAAACTGTTCGCGCAGACCGGCCATGAACCACGGAGACTGATTCGGCGTAATCATTCCGCTCCGAATTGCCTCTTTGAAACTCTTCGCGCTCTGAGCTAACTCCCGCGCCTTCTTCTGACCGGCAGCGAAATTCTCTTCGGCGCTGCGCTTGGCAAGCGTATCGCTAAAGCGCCCGAGAGCGGGAGACAACTGCGCGAGACCCTGAGCAAGCTGTTCGAGCTTCCTGCCCTCGTCAGTTTTGACGAAGGTGTCCACTGGTGAGGCGACTGGCTTCAAGCCCGCAGGCGAGATGCCGCTGTCTACTTGTAGTCTTTGACGAGGCATCCGTTATCCTTTGGAAGGCTTTCTGGAAACAATAGTGTTGGCGAAGTTCACACCTGCACTAACGATCTGAAGCCCTGTTGCGAATGGATTGGCACGAGGTGCTGCGTTAATGCGATTCTGTGCTGCACTCTTTGCGGCGATCTTCTCTCGCTGTAGCTGAGAGATGGTCATGTCGAGATTTCGCTCTTGCGTCACCTTAAATGTGGACGCTTGTGCCGAAATGTCCCCGATGAGAGCATCAACACTGGCCCCCGAAACACCAGCTTCGCCTGCTGAGACACGAGCGATGGCATCTGCCGAACGCGCCTGTCTGTCTGCCTGCATGATGGTGAGTGAGGTGGCGTCCTGCTCTTGAACTTCTCTAAGAGAGATGTCTTTCCAGGTGTCCTGCATCGCCTGCTGAGCAGCCTTCTTATTTGCCTTCGACGCTTTGTTCTGCGCCGAGGCATTCGCAGCGGCGCTGCCAGCCTCAATTGCTAGTGAGGCGCCAGTGATGATTGTGATTGGATCACACACTGCTTAGATTCCTGGTAGGAGAAAAGAAGAAACGGGTGACCGTTGATCTGCACAAGTTCGTCAAATTGACAACCTGCTGTATGTAGCCAGCGGCCATGAAGGGAATTGCATAGATACACGATGTTACGAAGGAGCCCATATTCACGAGCCCATTTGTTCAACCAGCGCGGTGCCTCACGAGCAATCGCGATAGCTCCTCTACTAACTTCAGATGTGCAGAGCATCCAAGGGACGCCGATGCGCGCAACTAAAGATGCCGCCGGTGTAATACCGAAGAGAGCGACAAGATCGGAAGCTGCGTTGTTGAAGCGAAGCGAATAGCACTCAGTAGAAATATCAAATGCTTTCAACAACACTTCCTCAGCAGATTGTCCTGTAGCTATTTCCACTTCTCGTCGATCTAGCGGGCGAAGCCGAGAGGAAAGCCAAATGGCCTCCTCCCGGTTCGCTGATCTAATCTCTAATTTCAAATGCGTCTGTCCCTCATGGAGAAGTCTCCCTCCCAATCCAGCGAAGAGAAGGCGCAGACTCCAGGTGAAAAGTTGACAAGCTCGATGGTAGCATTCTCGTTCTTCGAGAGGATCGGAACAGTCAATTTGCCCGAAGCAGGAAGTCCGAGTGTAGCGACCCTGAACGAGTAAGTGATTGGATTTCGCCCCACGAGCGTGACCACGACATCAAAATCTGTGGTATCGTGATACAGCACGTCTATGTTGCGGAGTGTGAGCCGCCCTTTAGTCTCCGGCACCTCATCTTTAGGACGGAAGTAGATGCGCGAAGGCTTCTGGCGGAACTCGTACAGCACTCCGATATAAACGCTAGCTCCGGTCAGGTTGCCCTGTCCGGTTGTACGAATCTGATTCGCAGCAGGCCGCGATGACGCCAGCACGAGTCCAGTTCCACGGTTGACCACCACCAGCGTCCCTTCGGAGCCGTCAGTAGCTACGTTGAACGGGATCGTCCACGTCGTTGTATCGGGGCCAGCACTGTACGCTGAAGACACGCCGGTCGTCGTCTGATCGACACGCCGATCGAGATATAACAGCGCTTCGTCGGACGTTGGAGACTCAAGAGTCACGTTCAGGTCGATGGTTTCCAGATAGACACCATCTGCCCGAACAGTGATAACGCCGAGTTTGCCGTCTACGATATCCAGCCCAACCATCAGACCTGTAGAAAACTCCCACTTACTCCACGACGATTGAATCTTGTTACCGTTGTTGTTATCAAAGCGCGCGGAATAGACATAGAGATTCTTTAATCCATCCGCGTCCGTCAGAAGTGCAAAGAAGCCTAGCGTATCGTCTCCGACTGCCGCCAGCGGCTTCCCTTTGATGTACTTCGGAACGTCTTCAGTGATGTTCACCGAGTCAACAGTTTCGCCGGTTGTTCCGGTAACGAAGAACTCGGAGACCTGAGTGAAGCCGCCCTTACCGCGCGTGAGGTACATGACATTGCCGTTCACAACAGGCCGAGGGCCTGGAGTGTTGGGCGCGCTGTTCACTAGATCAATTCGAATGGTTGTTGGGGTCAAGACGGGATCGCCAGAAATTTCCCATACGCCATTGTCCGAAACGCCAAACAAACCGGCATTCCACAACACTAGACTATGGAAGAGGGCCACCTCTTTGCGAGATGCTCTTACGTCAATCACGTCATTAGCCAACAATTGTGCCGCCGTGTACCTGAAGAAATTGAATAGGTCACCGGCAGAAGAAAACACAGCGTTCTCGCCTGAAGTGAACACGAGGCGATTCTGATAGAACGCCACATCGCTGATTACGTTGTCAATGAAGGAAGGGAATGGAACAACATCAACGTCGCCTGCTGCCCTATCATTCCACGGACAAGGTTCAAAGATGAAGTACTTCCCTGAACCGATAATCTCAATGAGGTCGCCAGATTTGAACTTGTTGTCTACGCCACCAGTCAAGGCATCAACCGTTATGGTCTGCGCCGTGTTCGACTGGACGATTCCCTGCGATCTATCTGTCAGGTTCTTCAGCGTGCGCCCGTTGTGTTCATTCGTGACCAACGAAAGCGTTGGGTTGTTGAACACAGTAGGATCAGAAAACGTGATCGTCATGGCAATCGTCGGAATTGTGTTGCTGGTGTTGCTGACGATGATCCACGACGTAGGAGTGCCGAGTACAGCGATGAGCGCCCCGTGAGCATCAATGGATGCCTGAAGCGCAGCAGCCACCTCAGTACCAGTCTTTGGTGAGCCAGTCACGTTGTAGTTGAAAACGTTGCCGTCTACTGTAGCAGTAACGGTTGCACCAATGGGGAATGTATCCGTAGCATTGAAACGAATGACACGCCTGCCGGTAGCGATGACTGTCAAATCTCCCGGCGTGAAGTATGCTCGCCGGTATTGATCGGGAGTTGCACCACCAGAATAGGTGAGCTTCATCTCAATCACATCGTTTGTAGCGAACGCTCCTGCAATGTCAAAGCTTCCAGCGCCTTCACCCTTTGTGGTGGGACGCAATAGCGTGAGATCGCCGGTTCCGAAATCTGTGCCAGGAATGACCGGAGGCATAATGAACGGCTTGCCGCCTCCACCAGTGTGTGTTTTTACACCTTGAGAGACGCTGTTCTTATAAAATGTAACCGTGGCAATGGTGTCCGCCCCCATCAACGCTGTGTCGATGGTGTAGGGAACCGTGAGCCGAGTCGCAGCATTGGCGAGCGTGAGTTTCACGCCAGCATTGTGATCGCGAATAGACGCACGGGTGCCAGCAGGGATCGACACGTCACCTGGAGTTGTAAGAGTCCAAGGAACTGTTGAGATGCCGGTAGCGCTTCCACCATCCGTAACTGTAGCTGGCGGAATAACTGTTGGGCTAACGTGCGGAACATTCTGCACGAGATGCCCGCTTCGCACGAGACGATGAGGCAGCGTCGTTTGATCGAGCGAGGTCAGCGTTCCAGGCTTGGCGCACTCACGCCAGACACCTTCTTGTGAAGGGTTTCCCTTGTCATCGAACTTCACCCAATAGTTGTCCAGAGTGGACTCAGGATCACCAGCAACTTCTACAACGAATCCATTGGGAGCTTTGCGCGGAAGGTCTGCGAAATCCTGTACGGAACCTTTGACAGCTTTGAGCCCCTTATCAGACAGGCCGTCAAAGACAGCCAGTTTGAAGTCTGTAGCACCGAGAGAGCCAATGATGATATGAATGGTCGAGCCATATCGCGTAAACGTAAACATCGCGAGTAGCGGCTCTGCTTTTAGCGCAGTGTAAAGATCAATCGCGATCTTCTCAGTGCTGAGAGACTCGCGAGACTGAGCAGTAGCGGCGCCTACAGTCTTGATCGCCACCGGAACATCATTCAGTGTGACCTGATATGTGGTCGCGTAGTCAGCCTGCCGAATATAGACAAGCCCTTCGTACTTGGCGGTATCAGTCTTCTTCGCACCGCGCTTAACCGTCGTTCCTTTGTTCACGATGACCGTAGTGTCACCAGCAGTCGCGGCACGAAATCCTTTGCTACCATCCGTCAAGTACGCCTTGCCTTGAGGCGCAATCACTGTGACCGCCGCATACGTCAGCGCGTCGTAAGCGAACACATCGCCATTGGCAATTGCTACGTGGTAGCGTTCAACTTCATCCCTATTGATCGAATGCACGAACGCTGTTGACCAACCAGTGATCGTTGCGGTGAGCTTCCCGAGATACACAAGCGGAGGGCGTTTCATCAGCCCACGCACGAGGTGTGAGAAACCGTTCTTCTGCGCCTCGGCCTGCGAGGAGTGCCGCTGCTCTTGAGGGCGCTGCGACACACCATTCAACAGGTTGGCGAGTGACTGTGCAATGAGCATTAGGACGGGCTCTTACGACGAGGATCAGTGCTGATCCAGCCACCAAATCGAGGACGATTGCCAAGATGTTTCGACACGTCGGTGTTCCTGAGCATGTTGAAATCATCTTCCTCGCCAAAGGCTCTCTTAAGATTTCTGAAGGCGAGGCGTTCATCCTGATCGGTAAAGCTGGCAAGCGTTTGTGAACCAACGATTTGCTGTACGAACTGACGAGCGGCGTGGATCGTAATGAATCTGCGAGCCTCTTCGGGTGTCTTCTCGAAATCAAACGCCCACACAGGGTCGATGTAGAGGTATGGTCGTTCAGTAACGGGGAAGCCATCACGGTTAAGCACGCGATCATAAAAGACCAGGATTGGAACCGAAGCAACAAGTACTTTACGCGACGGACGAATCACTGTGTCTACGAACTGGTAACCCTGCTGCTCATTGATCGGAGTGACGGCGAACCCTAAGAGATTCGCGGGTGGTAGAAAGACGTTGAGATTTGTGTGTACCCCGGCGCTATCCACCCAATCGTAAGGTGAAGTGGGGTTAGCCGTGGAGGGTATTAGCTGAAATCCAAACTCTGTATTGAACTTCCAACCCATGCTTTGGATATCGCGCGCTGCATTCCGCAAAATGTTCAGCGCCATGATTACATCAGAATTGATGACGGTGCTGAGATCAGTGCCCACAGGAAGTGGAGCTTCCCCGGCAGATGACAGCATTGCATTGACTGCCTCAAGCTCTGTCATCGGAGCGAGGTTGGTGATAACTGAAGGCATGGTCTCTTATAGTAGAAGAAGGGAGAAAAAAAACCGGAGGACAGGGAGGAAATCCCCATCCCCCGGTTCGAGGTATTTCTGTGTTACTCGGCCTTCATCAAGCCGTGATCGACGAGGCAAGTACGCAAAGTCTGAACTTCAGCCTGTGAGTAGGCCGCGCTGATCGTAGCGAAAGCGTTAGGCGTGTTGGGACGAATGAAGAAATTCCAATCATCCGGTTCCGCCTGTACTGTTCCAGTGCGAGCCACGACGATAGCTTGGCTTCGACCGGGAACGACACCAACGCGCCTGCCGTTCTGCGCGAGCAGTTCGACGGGAGCAGCGCCAGTGACTTCGACACGAATATCGTAATCGACAGCCACAGAGCCGCCCGAACCGTCATTGATCTTCGGCAGGTACGCCTGCACGCTGAACGCCAACGCTGAAGACACATACGTGTCCGTGTTGATTACCTGTTCGCCTTGAGCGGCGAGTGCTCTAGTAGTCATTCTGGTGATCCTTGAGTTAGTAGAAAGAAGAAAGTAAAAAGAAATGGGGGCCTAATTGTTAGCGCCCCTAGTCCTTTATTACGAAGTCTTCAACTCCACCGCGCACTCAGGGCGCAGAATGCCGTGACCCACGGCGTACTTCCCGAGGATCAGTGTGCACTGGTAGTCGATGAGCCAGCCGCTCTCAACCGCGAGGTCAAGCAGCTTGACAGTACCCATAGCACCCTTCTGCCAGGCGAGCGCAGCCACGGTCGTAAAGTTGCCCTGGTAAGCGGCAGGGCCGGTAGCGATGTTCGACTGCGGAAGGTTGTTCGTCTTGACGATCTCCATGCCAGCGATACGGAAGACCTTACCCTGAGCATAACCACCGTTCGGGGTCGGGTTGTAATCGCTGTGGATGACCTTGGACGAACTGGCGACCAACTGGTAATACTGCGCGGGCTTGATGCCAACGTAGCGGTCGCTCTCGGGTACATCTTTCTCGTCGAACTTCTGAGCTGCAGTGAAGAGGCCAGCTTCGAGGTTCGCGACAGTCGTGAGATACGCGGCGTCCGTGAGGACTGACCCGCCGTTTCCACCAGAAACAGTCGCCGCAGCGCGAGCCGCGAGGATAGCCACCTGGAGGAGGTTCTTGTCGAATGCACGAGCCAACGCCATGCCGATGTCGCGCGAGTAAATCGAGCGAATGTCGTAGTGCGTCTTGAGTTCGTCGATCTGCGCGACAGAACGATCAGCGATCAGAACATCGTCGATGATGAGCGTGCGCTCGTTGAGGCCCACTCCGGTACCAAGCAACTGCGTGCCGGGCGTGTGATACGCGGCAGTACCCTTCCATGAGGCAGGGAACTGTGCCGATTTACCGCTGGTAATCGTGCGGACCATGCTGCGCGACTTCGCAACGTTGGTCTCGTCGAAGGCCGTCAGGACTTCGCCTGCGAAGACCTTCAAGAACAAGGCATCTGGATCGCCAGCCTGGTTCAATTGCCCAAAGCGATTGGGCGTCATGTTAGCCATTTGTTACCTGTAGAGAAAAGAGGTTGACGTTGAACTACACAAACGTCGTCGCTCCCCTTCAGCGTGTCCGGTTTTCTCTCAGGGTGTCCACCGCAGTGGGCCTCAGTTACTTCTCGGTGTTGCATGAGGTTTGACGCATCTCTCTGAAAAGAGACGATGCTTATAGGAAGTTCTAAGCCGGACAACACCAAGGCGGTAACCGAGGGGCTGCAAGGCTACCATGCCTTGAGCGATTCATACGCCGTCCGACTTATATGCACGCAGCGAGACTCGAACTCGCAACCGAGGCCGTCCCGATGAACCGGTGTAAGGACCCCCGCGCTCTACCTTTGAGCTATACGTGACCAAAGAAAAGCTCCCGACAGCCATCTCCCTAGCCCCAAGAAAGGAGGGGGAACTTAGGGATAGGGCGCTGCCGGGAGCCGGAAGGTCTACTTCTTGAAGATACTTGCGACTTGCGGTGCGATCTTCTCCGCCGACCGTCCGACGACGTAGCCGCCGAGGCCGATCTTCACAATGGAAAGAATTTCCATCACGAATGCGGGGTCGAGTTGACGACCGTTAATGTAACCGCCAGTCCAGACGACTGTGCCAATGATGAAAGCGAAGAACAGCATGAGCATCGGACGCCAGTTGCGTTGCAGCCACGAATGACCGCTAGCTTCCGCCACGATGACATCGCGCTGTGCTTGAGCAAACTGCAAATCGGCTTCAACCAGCTTCGCTTGAAAGTTGGTCTGAAGCTGTGCGAGCGCGAGCGTAGCTGCGTTCTTCTCTTCAGGCGATCCGCCCTTAATGCTGTTGATGATACTAACAGCACCATCGAACAGATTCTTCACAGGACCGAGGAGGGCGTTAACTATTCCCATCGCGATTTACCTGTTGCTCGATCTGACTTGAAACACGTTTGACTTTGCCAAACGCCGCTCAACAGACTGGCGATATTCGGGATCGTCAGCATATCGAGGATCACGCATTGCCGCTGTTACCTGAGCAGGGGCGGTATATGGCTGGACACCGCTATCAGAACCGGCATCGCCATTAAGAAGCGCAGGATCAGTTCCTACAGCTTCGTTATAGCTGGTGCCGATTGCTTGTAGAGCAAGTTTTGCAACAACGACGTTTCCCTCGTCAATGGCGTCATTGTACGCCTTGACCGCTGCAGGATCGCCATTCGTCGCCGCCCACTCCAGCACGCTCTTCAACACCTCTTCACTACCAGCAACCTGCGCGAACTCCTGACGCATCTGTGTAGACTGAGCCTTGAGGCCATTGATATGAGCGTCAATTGTTGCGCGATTGATACCCTTAGCTTCGAGAGCCTTGATGGTCTTCTCGGAAAGGACACCCTTGTTCGCGGCGTACTCCTGCGTAAGAGCGGCCATGTCGAGACCGGCCTTCTCTACAGCTTCACGGGCTTGCTCTGGAGTGATCTCGGATTTCTGCTCACCGAGCTTCTTCTCCAGCGCAACATGCGCCGCTTCGAGATCAGCCTGTGTCTTGTACTTTCCGAGAATCAACTTCTCAGCAGGCTTGTCACCTGCTGGTTTATTCGGATCGACAATCACCTTGTTCGCATCGCCGCTGATGTTGTCCTGCGGCTTTGCATTCGGATCAGGGGCGATGTCCGTTGAAGTCGTGACCTGTGTCATTTAGCGGTCTTCAATCGTTTGTTCGATTGAAACCGGCCCCTGCGCCGTCAGGACGGTAGTAATCTGCTTGTACTTCGCAGGCTGATATTCGCCATTCTTCCCAATCTTCGGGCCATCACCGAGTTCAGACAGAGACTCGCCGGAGCGCTCACGCGCAGACACAGACTCGTTCTGATCTGCTAGACCTTCACTACGACCATCCTCGCCCATTTTACCTGGGACGCGAGGAAGCCTTGGATTCAGCACCATCAGTGCTACTCCTTTTCAGTGTTTGGTTACTGTTGCTACGCGGGAGCGGCGGCGCTTTGAGCAGCCACCGCTTGATCTGACATCGCTTTGATACCAGCAGGCGCAGTCTTCTCCAGCATAGCCTGCTGCGCTTTCTGCGCGCGGGATTGCTGTACTTCTTGTTCAGAACGCACGAGCCCTTCGATGTCAATGCTGAGAGCCGCTGCACGACGCTTACCATAAGCGCCTGCGCTGAAGTACTCAGCAACAGCTTCAGGCCCGAACGCCTGTGCGACACCTGCAAGTAGAAGATCGAGCTTCATCAGATCGCTCGAACGTCCAAGCCCATCAAGACCAGTAATGATCTGAGGACTCACGAGATCAGCAGGCAGCGTGGGCAATTTGCGTTCCTTCTGCATCTCCAACATCAGACGCACCACGAGTGGACGCTGCAATTCTTGGCCAAGAATTGAGTAGGTGCCACCGAGGGCTTGCTCCAACTCTCCTGCCATGAATCTGATTTCTTCCGCAGTGACACGTTCAGCTTGACGCTGGATGCTGCTATTAAGAAGGAAGGCTTGCTCCATGCGATGCTCGATTTCGTCCGCTGTCGCTTTGACAACCTGGAAATCGGGGAACTTCTCCATCGCCATGACTGCGATGTCTTTCGGCTTACCGTTGCTGACAGCGCCTTCGACCATCGAACCGCTTGAAGCTTTCTCGATCTTTTCTCTACTCGTGACACCACCCTCATCGAAAATCCAAATGATCTTCGAGGCATTAGCAGCGAACTCAACGATGGATTGACTGAGGGATTCAAGAGAGTGAAGGTCTCCGAGATATTCCTCGACGTGTCCACGGCCATAGTCGGAACCAGAAATGGCAGTCCAACGGGCAGCGATCCAAGCGTTCTTATCTTTGGGATACGTTCCCTCTGTCCCTTTAACAAGCACGTCGAGTACTTCCTGATGCACCTTCCACGAGCCGTTGTCCTGTTTTTTCACCCAGGTGTACAGCCAGATCGTGTCGCCGTCTTTATCTGCAGCAGGTGGCGCACCTTGAGCGCTAGTCTTCGAGTCAACGATTGTTTTGACCAGCGGTGGTAAAGTCTTTCTGCTGAGGCCCTCGCGAACGATGATCTCGAACGGCTCACCAGATACGTCGCGCTTAACGACATAGTTGGCGAGGTTGTGAAACTTCAGCCCGCCGCCCTTGAGGATTTGCAGAAGACCGTTGCCTGCCACGATGAGATGCTTCTTGCACTCACTAAGAACAGGACGCCACGCCTTCTGTTCCATTCTCGTAAGCGTGGCGCGTTCCACCTTCGCCAGCGCTGTCTCAATCTCTGCTGTAGGATCATCACCACCGCGCGCTTTCAACTTGTCCATCAAGAAATCTTCCACTTTTAAGCGGAAGAACGATGAACCAGGAGGAAACAGCGCGAGTAAGAGCTTCGAGGAAAGGTTGTTTACCCCTCTAGCACCGACGCTCTGAAACGGCGTTGGCAACTGTGAGGTATCGTTCGTGCTCTCCGGTGGGAGTAGCGCGGGAATCGTTAACATAGAACACTCACGCGCCCGCATTAACACAGGGGATCGCAGAGTTTCTAGTTGCGTGTATCGACCCGAGGCTGTCACCACAGGGGGCTGCTCTTGTTTGTTGTCGTCAGGCATCCGTAGTTATCTCGGGAGATTGATCTTCAGATCATCAAAGCCAACCTTCGGGGTCTCGATGCGAGGGCCGAAAATGGCTCCGGCGTCCGGGGCTGGAGGTACGCCTGACTGATCGGTGGGGTGTTGTAGCTGCGTGATCTGCTGCTGCTTCTTGGTGATGTTTTCTTGTAACGTCTTCCGTTGAATGTAGGCAAACATGCTACTCTTTCCTTCATATGTCGCGAGACGCGCCATGAGTCCATTCAACTGAGTCGTTAGCTCTTCTAATGAAGGGAGCCGTGTGCTAACAAGCAGCGACGGCAAAACGGGACTGCTCATCGGTTATGGCTCCAAAACGCGAGTGGCTTGCTGGTTGTGTTCGTGGGCGAGCTTACGAACCACATCGGCGCGACCGGCTGCTATCCAGATGTCTCGATCACTCATGTTGACGTTCGGACAACGGTCTGGAAACAGGCGGTTTAGCCAATCGACCAGGGCCTTAGAAATCGGGGGTATCGGGGTATCTGCCATGAAAGGTCTATGGTTCCTACCGGAGCCTATGTGGTAAGAGTTAGGGAGCCGGAACCCTCTAACCTGTTTGCTAGCACGTTGCTAGCAGTCCATCGGAATCAGGCGATGATCGAGGATGGTTTCGACGGTATACACCGGCATTCCGCACGCCTGAGCAACGTAGATTTCAAGCTTTGCACCTGTAGAACGCTCCCATCCTTCAAGAACAGCAATGGCATCCGCGTCGAGCACAGCTGGCAAATCAAGTCTCATGTAATACTTGAGAGAACGCGCTTGATCGGCCTTAGGATTAAAACCTTCGTCGAGATCACGTTCGGCGGGAGACCAGACTTCGTAACCAGCTTCCCGCAATTCTGCTGCTGCCTGATGAAACGCAGGAAAATTAAACTCGGGATATCCCCGCATAGGTCCGGCGAGATACAACTTCATTTGAGCCCCGCCTTCACACGCTCATGCAGCATCCCCTGCACGTTGAAGAACAATGCACAAAGCTCTTCCTCTGACATCTCCTGATAACCGCGATACGACATCCAAACGTCCATGAAATGTCGCCACATACTTTTCATGTACGAGGCGATGGGGATGCCCTTCTGCCAGTTATCGCTATCGCGAGTACTACCATCGGACTGTACTCTGTGCTTATGCATGTATTCTGCATACCGCCGCAGAGCAAGCGGAGAGAGGAAACCCTCGTAGTCAAGCTTGGTAGTTTCCACATTGCGTGTTGCACCAGTCGGAAAAGTACGAACCTCCTGAGTCACTGCAATTGTCCGCGCAGCGCTGAGAACTTCTTTTGCTTCGTCAGCAGACGAGCGATAAAGACAGCGGCCTACGAGAGCGCAACTGTCCGTGCTTTCACAGGTGCCGCCTCTACAAGAAACGAATTCGGATTCCAAAGTACAACCTCCTTTTTCTTGAAGTCGTAATCCGTGTAGCGGCAGATGCGCGCCACACGAGCGTTCTGAAGCGCGATCTCTTCACCAAGACCGGCCTTCGCATAGGCTGCGACTACGATAGGCCACGCCTCTGAAAAGCGCTGACCTTCGAGGAGCTTCTCCGCTTTGACAGGTCCAACACCAGGACAGCCTTTGTAGCCATCCGCTGTATCACCAGTCAACGTTTGGAATAGGTGGAAGCCATCGGCTTGATTCTCTGTGACCGGCCTGATGAACGACTCGTAGTTCTCACTGCCGCGCGCGTGCGCGTAGTTGAAATGCAGACCTGGAATCGTCAGCATGTCTTTATCAATGGAGACAACGATCTTCTCGCCCTCCACCAGCTTCGGATGCGTAGCGAGAATACCAAGCACGTCATCGCCTTCGAGCGTCGGGCGCTGGAAGACTGTATAGACCTCACGACAGTACTCGCGCATCGCCTTGTAGGTGACAGGCTTCCTTGTCTTCCTGCGATTGCCCTTGTACTCGGGCATCACATCAGGACGCCAGCGCGTATCATCACTCAGAGCGACGATCATGTCGTCAGCCTTGAGCCCATCTTTGATTTCAGCTACGGTATCATCGAGGTGCTTGATGCTGGCAGTGAGATCGCCATGCACTGTCCACAGCCATTCCTCCCATTGTGCCTCGTATTCGTGGGCTGCGGCTGCTTCGTAAATGAGCGTGTCACCGTCGATGAGAAGTGTTCGTTTAGACACGGTAGACACGCCCTCTCCAGACGGCGAGGCCGTTGTGGATGTAGATGGGTTCAGCTTGAAAGGCACCAGTCGTTGGCTCGAAGGTCAGTACGACGCAGCCCTGCTGCCAATCCGGATCGACCATGTACTCGGGGTTCAACGAGCAGGTGCAACCAGTTTCAATCCAACAGTGATTGCCATTGTGATCCTGATGAAAATGCGCGCCGAGACGATGCGTGTGGCCTGATGCTCCCGAGCGCCCGTACTTCTCCATCTCTCCGCGTGCTGTGTAGCCGGAGAACTTTCGGATGATGGTCCCATGCTTCAGAATCCACTTGGGCAGGAACTTGTGCTTCGACTGTGTGCCGTCGTATGGCGCGAACGTCACACCGATCTCATCGAGACCAAGCAACGAAAACCACGTCAGTGATTTGCGGAAGTTGGTTAGCGAGGTGAGCGCTTTCGCTGTGCCCTCCAAGTTCCAGAGGGTACGACGTAAACGATCCTCGTGATTTCCTTCTAGTAGAATGAACTGAGAATCAGGAGTCAGCAGTCTCATTTGCGCGAGATGTTGCCGCGCCATGTTGATCTCGTCCTGCAACGTCTCCATGCGCTCAGGGTTCTTATCGAACCGAGAGAGCAAATAGCAGTCGAGCAAATCGCCCATGTGGACCAGGACGTGAGGCTTCAAGTCTGCTGCGATCTGACCGACGATAGCTAACGCTTTAGGATCGTGATTCGGAAAATGCGTATCACCGTACAGTAGCGCTGTGCGGACCTCCCCCTCTGTTGGAATAGCAATCGCCGGGGGCATCGAAACACCGAGCGGACGGATGGGAACATCAAGAATGCTGGAGGTGTCCTGCTCGTTCAACTCAACGCCCATGCTTTTCGCATAGGCGCGGACAGCCTCTAATGGGTTTGGCACCAGTTAGCTCCAACTTTCGCCTCTCCATCGAGAGGGCATCTGAAATGGAAATGCTCTGTCATGCTGCGAATTGAATCGACGAGCACAATCTTCGTGGCGTCGATCACCAGCGGATCATCCCACACGGCCAACTGGTTCTCGTCATGGAACCAGCCGAGCGCAGCCCACGGATAGAGCCAGCCCCCTCCGGGCGGCGAGTCGAACAACTCCACGAGTGCGCGATTATAAACGACCATCCAACGGCGGCAAATAAGAGAACCTGCGGTCTGGATCAGACTGTTCAATGCTGAGTGTTCGCTGCGGGTATAGACACGACGACCGTCGAGCGAGATGAGGTAGCCGTTCTTGTTATGCTTCTTCTTTACGTCATCGAGTAAGTACTTGAGTGCCGCGAGCTTCTTCAGGAACAGACTGCGCGAGTAAGCGCCGATCTTCTTCTGCTGCTCAGGCGTCTTTCCTGGCGCGAGAATCTTGCCTAGCTTCTCGTCACCGGCACCGTAGAGAAAGGCGTACATCCAGGTCTTCGCTCTGTCTCGTCCGACCTTGCCCTCACCAACGTATTCAAGAAGCGCTTGCTGCGTAACGCTATGAACATCACCCTCCAAGAGCACCTTTCCGTAGGCCCCGTCATCGTACTTCGCCATGTAGTGAGCGAGTACTCGAAGCTCCAAACCGGAAGCATCAGCACCGATCTGCACCCATCCTTCAGGGACGTGGAACAGGGCACGACCCTCAGCGCCGAACGGATTGCCTACCTTTGGTATCTGTGTAAGCGGTGGTTTGACGTGCGAAGCACGATGCGTAACCGTGCCTGTCTGGATGACACCGCCGTGGATGTGCGGGAGGCCAGTGATCTTGCCGCCCTCCACCCCATCGGCAGTGAAGTTTTTCAGAAGCGACTGCTTACCCTCAGCCAGCGCACTGAGGAAGTCATCAAGGAGCAGGTATTCCCTGATCTTCTTGACAGGCGGATAGTTGAGGCCCTTCAGCGTGTTCGCGTCTACTTTCGGAACACCGCCGTCTGTAAAGACCTCGGGCTTCCACTTGTAGAGCACGATCATTCTGTTGGCGATGTGCTGACGAGAACTCGGATTGAACTCGATGGTGCGGAAACGTTCGAGCGGAACACCCTTGACATAGCCGAACTTCTTACTGTTTGTCTTCGGCGTGAACATCCCGCGTGACACCTGCCAGCTTCCGAACTCTTTCCTTAACTCCTGATCGAGTGCCTGCCGTTTACCTGCGAGCGAGGCTTGGAGTTTGATAGCACCATCGACATCGAACGGCCAACCATTTCTCTCCTGCTGATGCAGGTAGGCAGCTAGCTCGTGCTCTGTCTCGATGGACTCTGTGCTGACGCCTGCGGCACGAAGCCGCTGCGCCAAAATCTTGGTAACGTGCGTGTCGCTTTCGCAACGCTGTTGCATGAGTGGTGTCCACTGCGACCAGTCCTCGATCTCGACGCCAACCTTCTGAACGCCGAGCCTGTAGCCCCAAGCTTCTAAGCTGTGCCTGCCGATCAGCTTCTTCGGCAGTTGGCCCCTCGCTGCGCGCTGCCAATCGCTGTCCTTGATGTGTGCCCATCGCATCATTGCCATGACGTAGGTGTCACGCAGTTCACCCTTGAGTTCAACAACCGGATACAGCTTCTTGACGACGGGGTTGTCGAAGCGGATGCCGTTGTGCGTGTAGACCTTCTCGGCCTCGCTAAGGAGCGATAGCCCTTCCTCTATACTGTGGAACCCCGGCGCACTGTTGGTGCAGGAGAAGATTCGATCTGAGTCCATGTCTCTCAGCACCAAGCAGTGCAAATGGGTTGTTGCATCGAGGAGACCATCAGTCTCCACGTCGAACGCGACGTGTTTCACTAGACGGCCTCCTTCGATTGTGATTAGGGAGCTACTGTTCGTGCGGCGTGTGCATACACGGCACCGTGCTAGCACATTCTCCGTTTGGCAGCGTTACGCAGTTTCCGTCCGGCAAAGAACCTGGGTGCGGAAACTTTCCTGTTGCGCTACAATCCAAACAGCGCCATGTTCCGTATTGACCTTCAGGAGTCACGAGGCGTTTGTGCCCAAAAGTTTTGCACCAATTTTCCGCCAACTGCTGCTCGCTGACTTGCTGAACGCGCGGTGCATCGCCCTTTCCGTTACCAGGAATAGCTAGACCCTCCTTCATGTTTGCTGCGCTAGCTGTGGGGTCCATGTCGAGAATGTTCTTTTCGTTGAAATAGGTCATTAGACTCTTCCAGCTTTTGTAATAGGCACCATCCGTACTTCTCGGACATAGATGATTGTTCGGATGTGTCCCATGTTAGGACCGGGGTCGTCGATGTTCGTGATTGCGGCAGGAACCCAAGGAGTTGGCAAACACAGTTCGGCCATTTGATGCATCTGCCGAACCATCCCACCGTTATACGTCTCGAAGTGGTGCCTCATCTGCTCGTTGATGTACTGACGCAGCCTTGTAACTTCGCGATCTAGCTCGAACGCACGCGACTCCCAATCCCTAGCAAGGTGGGCTCTACGTTCTACCTCCTTGCGTTTCTTGCCGAACAGTGGCATGAAGCTTTCCCAATTCATCAGTCGGCCTCTGCAATGAGTTTGACATCCATCGCGCGCACTTCTTTTTCCAACCTCTCTGCTTTATTGATCGCTTCCCTGGCGGTACGCGCAGTAACATTTATTTTCGACCAGTTACGTCCGTACCGCACATGATCGAGATGCACTTCAAAAATTCGTGTGCTCATTAGAACACGCTCTCCTTAATAGGTGATTCATCCTCAAACCCGTGAGCTTCAGCCGACTGATCTGAGGGAGCACCGGTCTCATACAGCATCCCTGTGTCATAGTCGTAGCCGATGTAAAACAGTTCGCCAGTGGAGCGGCCAGTGTAGCGGTCCTTGAGGACGCGGAAGACCGTCGTTTGACGAGTGGCTTCCGTAGCTGCTTGTTGGTCTCGCTCCAAGGCGAACATATAGTGGGACCAGTATCCGATAGACCTGGAGCCCTTGAAGTGACGAATGGTGACTCGTCCGCCTTCTTCGTGAGACTTTCCTTCAGGCGTAGCGAGGTGCGAAATGAAGAGGATGGTGCAGGGAAGCTTCTTCGACAGCATCGCCATCTCTGACATGATGACTTCAAGCGCCTTGCGCTCGTCATCCTGCCACGCAGCGAGAGCGGTGAGGTGATCGAGGAAGAAGTACTGCACACCATGTGCGTGGTGCAGGTACTCCATCTTCTCTTTCACTATCTCCCAATCGTTGTTACCGAAGCTGTCGTAGAGAAAGACTTTGCCAGACTTCATAAGCGTGGCCCATGCAACGTTGAAGTCTTCTTCAGTCCACCCTGAGTCAGGAATATGAAACGTCTTCTTCGCGAGCTTGCTAGCGATGCGAGTGGCTGTCTCTGTGGTAGCCTGCTCCAGCGAGAACACGCCGACAGGCACCTTGTGTTCGACAGCCATGTGTTTGATGCACTGCGCGAAGAAGTCCGTCTTGCCAATCCCGGTACCAGCGCCGAGCGCGTACAACTCGCCAATGCGAATGCCGTAGGTCATCTCCGTCAGCTTCTCGAAGGGCCAAGAAAGACCGCGTGCAGGTCTCGCCATTACTGCGTCCTTCAGATCGGCCATGTCCACGATGCCTTCGGGCCGGTACTCCTTGGCCCGCCACATCGCGTTGACAAGCTCCTCGGTACGCCCTTCCTTCAGCATCTCGTTCGCATCTTTGAGCGGAAGCTCTGCAATCCGCGCTCGGGTACCGAGCACCTCGGCGGCGACCTTCGAGGCTGTACGCCCTGGCTCGTCCATGTCGAACATCAGCACGACTTCATCGAAGCCGTTGAAGTACTCCTTGTGCTTCGCGAAGTACTTTCTGATCTGAGGCCCTGCGCCGCAGCCAATGGAAACCACCGGCCACTTGTTGCCCTGCACCTGCGACATCGTGAGCGCGTCCACTTCGCCCTCGGTCACGACGATCTTCTTGCCTGTCTTCGGCCAGCACTGCGAGCCGAAGGGCAGAGCATCGGAGATGTCGCCAGTGACCATGAACGTCTTGTCGGGGAAGCGAATCTTCTGCGCGACGAGTTGTCCATCGGCATCGAAATACGGCGCGATCTGGACGGGCTTGCCTTTGAAGTTGTCGCTGCACTGGTAGCCGAAGTGCTTGCAGGTCGCGTCAGTGATCTTCCTGGCTCTAAGACCGCGCGTCTCGCCCGAAATTAAGTCCACCATGCGCGGCCTTTTTCTAACGGAAATTTCGTCACCTTGAGTGTGAGCGCCACACGAGAAGCAGTGGGTGTGACCATCAGAGAAGAGAGAGTTTGCATCGCTCGACCCGCACTCTCCACAAGGAAGATGCTGAACGAACGTGCTCTCATTCGCGATCACGGCCAGCCGCTTTGTCGAGCGCTGCGCCGATAGGAGCCCACCAAGCCTTGGCGTCGAATGAGGGACATGCCTTCTTTACGCCGTCGAAATCGCGGTGACCAACTACCTTAGCACGCCCGTAATACTGCTGATAAAGCACGGTGAGTGCGTGTTCCAGCGTCGTCATCTGTTCCGGCGTAAAGTTGTTGGCTGGTTGTCCAGCTTCATCGACGCCACCAACTAAGCAGATGCCGAGAGACTGCCAGTTCTCACCTTCGACATGAGCACCAATTGCCCAAGTAGGACGGCCAAGCTCTCGCGTGCCGTCACGCCGAATGACGTAGTGGTAGCCAACGTCAACCCACTTCCGCTCCTTGATGTGCCACTCACGAATCTCTTTGACGCCGATGTCCTGAAACGGCTTGGTCGCGGAGCAATGAACAACGAGAAAGTTTGTTGCCTTCCTGCGTTGGTATTCTGATTCTTCCAGATATGCCATTCAGCCCTCCATGAGCTTGAGTGCGTATTCCAACGAGCGTTTATTCACAGGCTCGTCGAGCCACGCTTGAGGGATGAGCTTGTCTGCGTACTTGAAGCCCTTCGTCCGACACCACGCGGCATACGTCGTCTGCGATTGTTTGGAGATGCGCTGTCTAGAGTTTGAGAAGACGAAGCGAATGTCGAGAGCGGAGTGCTGCGCTTGAACCAGCAGATGCTTCTGCCGGTCAGCAGTTACGAATCTGCCCTTGGTCTCGACGACGATGCCGTTGCTGAGAAGGAGGAAATCAGGGGTATACTTG